CGGTAACCGAAAGCTTTTAAAAAAGAGAGCCGAAGACAAAATAGATAATGTGTCGGCTTTGATGGATGCATACGTAGCCTATAAGGCCAATAAGGAGGCATTTGAATGATTCTAGTAAAGAGGGAGGTGAAACACTTTGGGAATTAAAAATCAAGTAAAACGCGCGTGGAACGCATTCAAAGACAACGAACACCCGGAAGAACATTGGGCTCCGGTGGGTCCAAGCACTATGCTAAACCCAAGCCGACCTTACAGTTCATATTCCGCAGACAAGTCAATTATTGCGTCTATATACACAAGACTTGGGGTTGATGTTGCTGGTATTAACATAAAACATGTCCAAATAGACAAAAATAAAAGATACGAAAAAGACATGGCTAGCTCTTTGAACCAACGTTTGATGTATGAGCCAAACCTAGATCAAGGTCCTAGAGCATTCCGTCAAGACATAGCAACAACTCTGTTTACGGAAGGTGTCGCGGCAATAGTTCCCGTTGATACCTCTGTCAACCCAGAGATTAACGCCAAGTTTGACATTTATAGTCTCCGCGTTGGTATTATCAAGGAGTGGTTTCCCAAGCACGTTTGCGTGAGTCTTTATAACGAAGACACTGGTCAGCGGGAAGATGTTCGCTTAGAGAAAAAGTTTGTTGCTATTGTTGAGAATCCGCTTTATGCGGTTATGAACGAGCCAAACTCTACTCTACAGAGACTCCTGAGAAAACTCCACATTCTTGATGTGATTGATGAACAATCAGGATCTGGTAAACTTGATCTCATTATCCAGCTACCATACACGATTAAATCAGAAGCTCGACGTCAACAGGCGACCCAGCGAAGAGAAGACATCGAGATGCAATTAAAGGGCAGTCAGTATGGCATTGCCTATACTGACGGCACCGAAAAGATAACGCAACTCAACAGGCCTGCGGAGAATAACCTACAAAAGCAGGTTGAGTATTTAATCGAAATGCTATATAACCAGTTAGGAATCACCGAAGCGGTGATGAATGGTTCCGCTGACGAAGAAGCTATGCTTCGATACTTCAGCCGGACCATTGAACCCATCTTGGATGCTATGGTCGAAGCAATGCAACGGTCTTTCCTTGGTGTCGTTGGAACAGAGAATAGAGAGCGGGTGCAATATTTCCGTGATTTATTCAAGCTTGTTCCTTTGAACGAGATTGCTGTGATTGCAGACAAGTTCTCAAGAAATGAAATCATGACTGCGAATGAGATTCGCGGCTTTATGGGAATCCCGCCTGCGGAAGACCCTAAAGCTGATGATCTTAGAAATAGCAACATGCCCGCCCCAGAGCCTGTTGAAGAGGAATCGTCAGAGTGAAAAACGAAACATTCCAAAAAACAGTACGGCCAAACAATCAACTTTGCTTTGGAGTTGTTACTAAAGATCACCCGGTTAAAGACCATCGAAAGGATAAGTCGAAATGAAAGCAGATTTTCGCGGTTACGCGACAAAGGCGGGGCTTAAGTGCTCTGATGGGCGAACTATTATGTCCCACGCCTTTAAGGATCAGGACCAGGCAACGGTTCCTTTGGTTTGGCAACATGGCCATTCCGAAGTAACTAATGTCTTAGGGCACGCTGTGCTTGAGAATAGGGAGGACGGCGTCTACGCTTATGGGTTCTTTAACGAGTCCGCCCCAGCAAAGCATGCCGCAGGCCTTCTAAAGAACAAAGACATTAGCATGATGTCTATTTGGGCCAATCAGCTTATTGAGCGATCCGGTAACGTCATTCATGGCGTGATTCGCGAAGTCAGCCTGGTTCTTTCTGGCGCAAACCCAGGTGCGCTTATTGAGTCGGTCACGATTCGACACTCGGACGGAGCAGACCTAGTCTTGGAGGATGAGGCAATCATCACCACGGGCCTTGAGGTTTCTCTTTCTCATGCCGAAGAAGATTCCAAGGATGAAAAAGAGTCCGAGGATGATGAAGAGGGCGAGGATGACGAGGATGGCGAGACCATGCAAGACATCTATGACGCCATGACGGAAAAGCAAAAGGACGTCGTCCACTATATGATCAGTGAAATCTTCACAGATCAGGATGAAGCCTCAGATGAAAAAGAAGACGTCGCTAAGCAAGATTCTCTTGATGAAGGCGCTTCCACCGCTGATGCTTCGGCTGACGCAACACTTATTGAAACAGATGAAGATTCTATCGATCACACTAACACGAAAGCAGAAGACAACATGACCAACGTTTTTGAGAGTAACGACGCCCCGAACGAGCCCACTGTCCTGTCGCATGACGACATGCAAGGAATCGTCAAGGATGCCGCCCGTACCGGTTCGCTTCGCGACGCCGTAGAGGGTTACGCCCTCTCGCACGGTATCAATGACATCGAGCAACTGTTCCCAGATGCCAAGGCAATCAACAATGTCCCTGAGTTCCTTCAGCGCCGCACTGAATGGGTTTCGAGCATCCTCAACGGTGTTCGTAAGAGCCCGTTTGCACGCACCAAGACTTTGATGGCCGACATCACGCTTAACGATGCTCGCGCAAAGGGCTACGTCACTGGCTCAATGAAGAAGGAAGAGTTCTTCACGGTCGCAAAGCGCGTCACGACCCCGACCACCATCTACAAGAAGCAAAAGCTTGATCGTGATGACATGATCGACATCACCGACTTCAACGTGGTTTCTTGGCTCAAGAGTGAGATGCGTCTCATGCTCGACGAAGAGCTTGCTCGTGCAATTCTGATCGGCGACGGTCGCGATGTTTCGTCTGAGGACAAGATCAACGAGGGCAACATTCGCCCGATCGCTCACGACCATGAGCTTTACACCACCACGGTCAATGTCAATCTCGACGACGCCGGAAGCACCTACCAGGAGCTCGTGGATTCGCTCGTTCTGAACCGCCGCCATCTTCGTGGCTCAGGTCAGCCAACGATGTACACCACCGAGACCACGATTGCTCAGATGCTCCTCCTCAAGGATACGACGGGTCGCAAGATCTACTCGAACCTGACCGAGGTCGTCGCAGAGCTTCGCGTTGCGGACATCATCCCTGTTGAGGTGATGGAGGAAGAGGAAGACATTGTTTGCGTTATCGTAAACCCTGCCGACTACGTTCTTGGCGCCGACAAGGGCGGCCAGGTTAGCATGTTCGACGATTTCGACATCGACTACAACCAGCACAAGTACCTGATTGAGACCCGCTGCTCCGGCGCGTTGGTCAAGCTCAAGTCTGCCATGGTTGTCAAGAAGGTTGCCGGTACAGCCGTTCTCGTCACCCCGACTCCTCCGTCGCTCGACGCATATGCCGGCGAGGTCACTATTGTTGACACCGAAGGTGTTGTTTACACTGACGGAGAAGACTCGGTCATCACCGCTAACGGATCACCGTACAGCGTAGAGTCTGGTGACACCTACACGGTTAACGCCACGCCTGCCGCTGGATACTACTTCAGCAGCAACGGTGACGACATGTGGCGCGTCACCGCCGAATGATCTAGTTAGGAGTTACGATGGCTAAATTTTATGGTAAAATAGGTTATGCCGATACTGTCGAGACTTTTGACGGTTCTGGTGTTTGGCAAGATGTCATTACAGAGTATCCATACTACGGGGACCTTTTGAAAACGAGCCGATCACTAGAGACCAACGATAAAGTCAATGACGACATCTCTATTGGTAACTCAATTAGCATCGTAGCCGATAAGATGGCCAATGAGCACTTTTTTAAGATGAAGTATGTTGTATGGGCGGGGGTTCGTTGGACTGTGACTAAAGTCGACGTCTTGAGCCCCCGCCTTACGCTTACACTTGGAGGTGTCTACAATGGGCCAACGGCTTGATCTTCAGGCTATATTTGAATCAATTGAGGGGGTTATGGGAGTTTACTTCCAAGCCCCTCCAAACCTGCAGATGACATACCCTTGTATCCGGTACAGCCTGGATGAGGAGTTTGTTGAACATGCAGACAATTTTCCGTACCAGCGAAAAAAGCGCTATAAGGTTACAGTGCTAGATAACGACCCAGATAGCACTCTTGCTGAAAACGTAGCGGTATTACCCACTGCTTCTTTTGAAAGAACTTACGCTGCAAACGGATTAAATCATTTCGTATACAATCTATACTTTTAGGAGTAACTATGACAATCCCTCTTACGTGGGACAACATTGGCGAGCGTCTCTACGAGACAGGCGTCGACCACGGCGTTCTCTATATTCCCGACGCTCAGGGTGTTTATAACACTGGCTTTGCTTGGAATGGTCTCACAACTGTTACCGAATCACCTTCAGGCGCAGAAGCAACTGCCCTGTATGCTGAC